TCGAATAGTTATATGGTTGTATGAAGTTGACAGAAAGGTGTTCTGGACGGCGGTTCGATTCCGCCCAGCTCCACCAAAAGAAAATTGACACGGTGTACAACGTGCATCACGGCGTGAGCATATGGTCAGGACATAGAGCCTGAATTCAGTTTTCTTTTGATGGGGCTGACCTGGTTTCGACAGGATGATGAGTACGAAGATGGACAACCCGACACAGAGAGTCGTAAAAAGTAAAAAACTATAAATGCAAATGAAAGCGTTTACGCTCTAGCTGCTTAAGCTAGGCTGAGGTTTCGCCGACTGTCCTTATAACCCAATCAGTCGGCACTTACACACACAACACAGGAGAAAAATATGTCTATGACACCATTTGAGATTCGCCTCGAACTTTTAAAGATGGCGAAAGATTTGCTAGTTGATGATTTCAACGGCACAAAACAATCACTCGTAGAGGCTTGGCAATCACAAGTTGAATCTGCAAAAATCGCAGGCATCACATCGCCAGTTTATCCTACTCTACCAAATTTTCCCAATGAAGATGCTATCGTAAAGAAAGCCGAAGCTCTCAATCAATTTGTATCACAAACTCCTGTAGTGGAAACGAAAGGAAGAAAATGAACCAAAAACAAAGAATATCTTCTGTTTTACTAATCATTTTTACCTTCACATTACTGTCACTCAATTTTCTACAAACAACAACAAAGTCCTACGCACAGAAAATCATTTCAGTAAATGTTGGTCCGGAATTCGACAGAGAATTGAATTGCCTTGCCCAAAACATATATTATGAAGCCGGTACCGAATCATATGAAGGTAAATTAGCTGTCGCACAGGTGACTATCAACAGAACAAACTCAGGAAAATTTCCGGAATCTGTTTGTGGTGTTGTGAAACAAAAAAGTGTTATCAATGGAGCATTGGTGTGCCAGTTTTCTTGGGTATGTAATGGTATGAATGCCGTTATTCGAAATAAATACCAATGGGATGAAGCGTTGGTGGTAGCAAGAAAAGCCTTGACAGAACCCATTGCACATGATACACTATACAAAGTAAATGCTTTATACTATCATGCCAATTATGTTCATCCTGGTTGGAACCTAATAAAGGTTGCTATCATCGGTAATCATATTTTTTATAAAGAGAAAAGTTAATGCATGACTATGATATAAAACCATTTGGTGACAAAGGTGATGTTATGTTGACTAGGAGGAAGTACTATGATGTACCAATACAAGGACTTCCACCATGTAGTTCAACTACTTTGGTTTTAAAAGATAATGAAATTGATGAACTGATTGAGGTGATTAAGAATTATGCCAACGAAAGAGGAAATAAAAAAGTTCAGTCTACTGATTGAGCAACTAGCTGAAAAGTTGAGATGTAACCACATCGAAGCTGTTGTTGAACACTGTAAAGAAACTGGACTCGAAATTGAAGTTGCATCCACACTTATATCTCAAGCTTTAAAGGCTAAGATTCGTGAAGATGCACAAGAAAATAACATGATGAGAAAGACTGCTAAGTTGCCAATATGACTGAGAATACCGGCTTCGCTGCGTTTGCCTTATGGAATGCATTGAGGTTGCACTTCACCACAGATTATGATTATCTAAAGTATCACGGCAAAACAAACGTCACTAAAACAAACTTCTCAAACAGGAAAGACAAGTATTCTTTCTATAAATTGTCACGCAGGTATGATATTGAGGAGTTGAAGAAATTCTATATTGCCAATATACTGGCAAAAGATATTCAATGGATTGGTGATATTACAGGTCAAGATGGTGAAGAAAACTTCAAGAAGTGGCAGAAAAGAAATCAAGCCTTGACATACAACTTCGAAGCTGATATAATTCATCTATTCGAATCGTCTGGTAACTGTCTGTATGTGGATAATGGAAACTATCCTGTTCTATTGCAGTACCTAATGCAAGGTGATGTTTCTTTGGAGACTGTCTGCATTATGGATGACATTATGAATTTTCTACCTATGTGGAAAAAGAAAATTCAGGATGATGTTATCTGGCCAGAATGGTATAAGAAAATTGTAAAATACAAACCATTTGTTGTATTTGATAAAAACAGATTAAAGACTGTATTAAGAGAGAAGTACGAGGAATATGCAAAGACCTAAAATTGAATGTATCTACCTTGACATGGATGGTGTCATTGCCGATTTTGATAAACGATACAGAGAATTGTATCATATGGCACCACGTGAGGCAGAGAAACATAAAAAGTTTTATCACTTCTTTGAAGAATTCATTGAAACAAACCAATTCGCAACACTGGACCTAATGCCTGGTGCTATGAGTGGTATTGAATTCTTGCGTAAGTGTAATGCACCAACACAGATCCTATCTTCTACAGCTAATGAAGAAAAGTATGATGCTATCAGCAAACAAAAAATGATTTGGTTGCAATCCCACGGCATCACTTTCAATCCTATTTTCGTACCTGGAAAGAAACACAAGTACAAGTACGCAACACCGAATTCCATTATCATTGATGACACCAGAAGTGTTATCCAGGATTGGAATGAAGCCGGAGGCATTGGTATCTGGCATAAAGACTGGGTAACCACTCTTGCAATTCTTAAAATGTATGTTTAATTATTGAGGTGTTTTATGAAAGATTTCTGGTCAAAAAGACACAATGATTTAAGAAAGTTACCTTTTGGTCAAGCAGGGGTCATTATCGATGCCGAAAAAGAATCTCTACTATATGATTTTATTAATCAAGTAAATTCTACTAATTGGTTGAAACAACCCAATGCTATCCAAGAATTTTGTGACACATATCGTAATTGGTTAACAAATTCTAAATTGAATAATCTAAAAGGTTTGGATAGTTTTCCTTACGCAAACTATAGTTTGGGTACAACAGAAACTTTTGATAAATTTCATTTGAAATATCACAACAAAAGATTTAGATGTTTCAGGGGTGAATATGCTCATCACAAAATCGTTTTTGATAACCATTTTCCAAATTGGAAATATATTGAATCTGAAGAACTGAAACAAGGTGATGCTGTTGTTGTGAGTATGCCATTCTCCGAAACTGGTGACATACACAAATATTTCACAACCGAGTTTTTGGATGAATGTTACTTGAAAAACATTCCTGTGTTGATTGATTCTGCTATCTATGGAACTGTTGGTGGTATTGAGTTTGATTATAGTCATCCTGCAATTGAACAAGTCACTTTTAGTTTAAGTAAGGTATTTCCTACTGCATTTTTGAGAGTCGGTATTCGTTTTACCAGAGTGGATCAAAAAGACATGTTATCAATGTATCACAATGTTCCATACACTGGAATTTTTGGTGCATTAGTTGGCAAATTGTTTATGGAAAAATATTCCTGTGATGAAGTCTATGAAAAAAATAGAGTTAAACAAATTGAATTCTGTAATCAATTAAATGTGACACCTAGTAAATCTGTTTTGTTTGGCATTGACCACAATCATGAATACAACCATTACAGTCGTGGTGCTGACACCAACCGTTTGTGTTTCAACAAATACTATATTGTTGGAACAATACCAAAAGATTCAAATTTGGTATAGATTGAATTTAGTTATTGACTTCAACTAAATAAAAGTATATAATGTGATTTTGGATAAGTCGTTTATACATCGTTTAATACATCGTACATAAGGAGTTTTACTATGGATTTTTCTAAATTGAAGCGCCAATCTGGCAACCTCGACAAACTAACCAAAGCAGTTGAGGCACTTTCCCAATCATCCGAAGGCAACGAAAAGTCTGACAATTTCTGGAAACCAGAAGTTGATAAGGCAGGTAATGGCATGGCTGTTATTCGTTTTCTTCCCGCAGCAGGTGCTGACGGAGATGATGCTCTTCCTTGGATTAAGGTTTTCACACACGGGTTCCAAGGCCCATCTGGTCAATGGTTGATTGATTCTTGTCTAACAACTAAAGACCAACAATGTCCAATCTGTGAAGCAAATTCACAACTTTGGAACTCTGGCATTGAAGCCAACAAAGCCGTTGCTCGTGACCGTAAGCGTAAGCTGACTTACATGGCCAACGTTTATATCGTATCCGACCCCAAACATCCAGAAAATGAAGGCAAGGTTAAGCTCTTCAAGTTTGGTAAGAAGATTTTCGATAAGATTTCTGAAGCAATGCATCCAGAATTTGAAGATGAACAAGCAATCAACCCATTTGATTTGTGGGAAGGTGCAAACTTCAAGTTGAAGATTCGCAAAGTGGATGGATATCAGAACTACGACAAGTCTGAATTTGAATCACCATCTCCATTGAAAGATGATGATGACGAAATGGAACAAATTTGGAAGTCTGAGTTCTCTTTGAAGGCAATCTTTGAAAAGGGTGACCCAGCGTTCAAGACTTATGACCAGTTGAAAGGTCGTCTTGATAAGGTTCTAGGTTTGACTGAGGATTCTGCACCTGTTAGAACTACTGTTGAACAGGCAAAGGCAGCTGCACCTAAGGCTAAACCTGTTGCTGAAGATAGTCCTTTCAAGGAACCAAACATCACAGAAGAAGATGACGACATGAAGTATTTCGAAAGTCTTGCTTCTGACGACTAATTCATGAATCTATGATTACATGAACTGAGACCCCGCTTTAGGCGGGGTCTTTTTTTATACCAGTCGAGTGTTGTGCATAATCATTTTTTGAAATGTTTCTTCCTGATTACGCACTGGTGGAATTGCTTTGATGGACCTATCTTTAATCAAGTTACTGATATTGGTTGTTGCACTCGATATTGCATCTTGCGCCTTGCCTAATAAATCATCCAATTTTAAGTCTGCATTTGATGCTGATGCTTGATTAACAGGTGATGCAGCGGCAGGTGCTGGTGTTGCTGTTGCAGCAGGTGTTGCCGGTGGCGTTGCCGTTGGAGAAGGAGTGCCGGCCGCCGGAGTTGGAGTGGCCGCTGGCGCAGAAGGAGTTGCCGCTGCAGGTTTTGCAGTTTGTTGTGGTTGTTCTTTTTTTACTAATTGTTCATCAGCAAACTTGGATGCTTCATCTAAAACTGCATCTGGTGCTTCATTTCCGTTTTTATCTT